AAATGGATTATCAGGGAATAGTATAACTTTTAATTCAGGAAGTACAACATCTTCTTTTTCTGGAGGTCAAAATTCTGAAGCTTTTATATTAGAAACCCTTTCAGAAGGATCTATAATGAATAGTTCAGGTTCTGAAAGTGCGAATGGTCTTTTAAGTAGAGGAACTTCAAATAATCTAAGATGGCAAATACTATCCCCAGATACAGCTTCAGGAACATTTTCTCTTTTAATTAGACAAGGAAGTGATACAACATTATCACCTTCAATTGTAGAAACTTATAATAATTTATCATTAGATCCAACTTCTACTAACTATATAGAAAGAATTATTGGAAATAGTGTTCAACAAATTCAACAAGATGGAACTGATTACTATATTCAAGATGTTGGTGAATATGCTAATAATTCAAGATATGTAAGGGTAAAACAAGTATTAACCCCAACCCCATTATTTTTAGATAATAATGGTCAAGCAAAATCAATATTTACCTCATCAATACCTTTTCCTTCTACGGGAGTATTTGGAAGTGCTGTTGGAGAAATTTCTTCATCTACCACAACAAATAATTACTATGAAGATATTTCAAATACAAATTCTCAAGGTCTTGTAGCTAGTGATTATGATATTTCAATTAACTTATTATCCAATAAAGACAATTACCAATTTAATTTTATAACAGTTCCAGGATTAGTAGACAATTCAAGTTTTCCTAATCATGTTTCTACAATAAGTAATTTAGTATCTAATGTACAAAATAGAGGAGATTCAATGGTAATTTTAGACTCCTCAACTTATGGAGCTTCAACTTCAAATGTAATAACATCGGCAGCTGCAAGAGATACATCATATGCTGCAACATATTACCCATGGATACTTACAATTGACCCAAATTCAGGACAATCTGTATGGGTTCCTCCATCAGTAATGGTTCCAGGTGTTTATGCTTTTAATGATGGTGTTGCAGACCCTTGGATAGCCCCAGCAGGTGTAAATAGAGGAATTATTGGGACTGCAGTTAAAGCTGAACGATTTATATCACAAACATCACGAGATGCTTTATATCAAGGAAATGTTAACCCAATAGCAACATTTCAAAATTCAGGAGTTACTATATTTGGACAAAAAACCTTACAGAAAAAACCAACCGCTTTAGATAGAATAAATGTAAGACGTTTATTGATAGAATTAAAATCTTTTATATCTCAAGTAGCAGATACTTTAGTATTTGAACCTAATAATGTAACTACAAGAAATAATTTTTTATCTCAAGTAAATCCTTATTTACAAACAGTTCAAGATAGACAAGGATTAACTTCTTTTCAAGTTGTTATGGATGAAACAAATAACACCCCTACAGTAATAGATAATAACGAATTAGTAGGAGCTTTCTTCGTAATACTTAATTTTATAAAAAAATAATAATATTTATAATAAAAACATAAAATGGCAAATTTCACTATCTCTCCTGGAGTAACTACAAATGAAATAGATAATACATTTTTACTAGGACAACCTGTACAAGCCGGTGCAGCTATTATAGGTCCTACGGTTAAAGGTCCTATCGAACAACCAACTCTAGTAACTTCTTATTCTGATTATACTAGTATTTTTGGTGATACATTAGTAAGCGCTAGTAATACTTATTCATACTTAACTTCAATATCTGCTTATAGTTATTTTAATTATGGAGGATCATCACTATTAGTAACCAGAGTAGTAAGTGGTACTTACTCTGCTGCTACTTCATCTATTATTCCAACAGGATCATTTAATAGATCAGCTTCAACAGCATTATATGTAAGTAATAGTATGTATACAGCTTCTGGATATTTAACTGGTGGAACAAACCCATTCCAATTAGAAACATTTACCGAAGGAATAGTAGCTAATAGTAATGTTACTTCAAGTACATATTATACAAATGGTTTATTAACATCAGGATCAAAAGATAATATTAGATTTGAAATTTCTAATGTAAGTACATCTTCAGGATATTTTAATGTTTTAATAAGACAAGGAAATGATATCCAAGCAAAACCAATAATCCTTGAAACGTGGAATAAAGTAAATCTTGATCCTAATTCTGATAGATATATTGCTAAAGTAATTGGAGACCAAACATTAACATATGATACAACTAATGAACAAAATGTTACTGTTGGAGATTTTCCAAATAATTCAAGATATGTTCGTGTAAGTGCAGTAACTACTAAAATGCCTAATTACTTAGATGCTTCAGGTAACCCAAATAGTGATTATACAGGTTCAATGCCTTTAGCTGGTGTTGGTGTATTTGGTGGAGCAACAGGAGATGTTAAAGGAGGAGCTTTATTTTATGATAATATTGAGGATGATGATACTCAAGGATTAGTAGCAGATAGTTATGACACTGCTATTACATTAATGAAAGATAAAGACACATATAAATATAATGTGTTATTTACTCCTGGGTTAATGAATAATTTAGCTACTCATACTTCTAAAATAACAAGTATTATAACCAATACAATAAAGAGAGGAGATGCTCTATATGTTCCTGATATGACAGATTATGAAGGGACACTTACTGAAGCTGTTTCAGAAGCAAGCTCCAGAGATACTTCATATGCTGCAACATATTGGCCTTGGGTTAAAATGTTAGACCCAGGAACAGGAAAACAAGTATGGTTACCAGCATCAACAGTTGTTCCAGGTGTTTATGCTTATAATGATAAAGTAGCAGCTCCATGGTTTGCCCCAGCAGGTATTAATCGTGGTGGATTAAACACAGTTTCTTATGCTAAATTTAAATTAACTCAAGCTAATAAAGATGATTTATACGAAGCTAATATTAATCCATTAGCAACACTATCAGGAGAAGGAGTTGTAGTATTTGGACAAAAAACATTACAAAAAGAAGCATCTGCTTTAGATAGAGTAAATGTAAGAAGATTATTAATTGAACTAAAATCTTATATTGGACAACTTGCAGATCAAATAGTGTTTGAACAAAATACAGCTACTACAAGAACTAGTTTTCTTGCAAGAGTAACTCCTTATTTAGAAAGAATCCAACAAAAACAAGGATTATATGCCTTTAAAGTAGTAATGGATGATTCTAATAATGGTCCTGCTGTAATAGATAGAAATCAATTAGTTGGACAAATTTATATTCAACCAACTAGAACAGCAGAATTCATATCCCTAGACTTTATATTAATGCCTACAGGAGCTGAATTCCCTAGTTAAAAAAACAAAAATTAAAATATTTATAATAAAACAAGAAAATAAAATAAAATGGCAATATTAAATCCAAACGAAATTTTCTACACAGCATTTGAACCAAGATTAACTAATAGGTTTATTCTTTATATGGATGGAATTCCATCTTATCTTATAAAAGGAATGGGAGCTATTTCATTAACACAAACAGCTGTTCCTTTAAACCATATCAATGTCCAACGTTATGTAAAAGGAAAAACAATATGGAATACAATCCAATTTACAATGTATGAAGCTATTACCCCTTCTGGAGCACAAGCAGTAATGGAATGGGTACGTTTAGGACACGAATCAGTAACAGGTAGAGATGGTTATTCTGATTTCTATAAAAAGGATATAACATTCCAAGCTTTAGGTCCTGTAGGAGATGTTGTTAACGAATGGATTATAAAAGGAGCAGTAATTACTGAAGCTAATTTTGGAGATTACAATTGGGATGATGATGGTACCCCTGTTAATATGACAGTTACAGTACAACCAGATTATTGTATCTTGAATTACTAGGATAAAATATTTTGATTAGTTACAAGAGCTCCACAATTATGTAGGAGCTTTTGTTTTCTTCTTTGGAGAATTAAATTATTAGTTATATATTACATAATATGAAGTTTTTAAAAACACTATTTTTTATATTTTTAATTAACTTTTTCTATTCACAACCGTGTAATGGAACTGAATCTTTTACTTTAACCCCACCCCCTCCTGCTGCAGGATATTCTCCTGGAACAGTTGTAACTGTTTGTTATACAATGGATGGTTGGAATTTTAGCCCTGCTGTAGCAGCAGAATGGTTAGAAGGATTCTCAATAACTTTAGGTGCAGGTTGGACAAATTTAACACCAGGAACCCCACCTTCTGATTGTAATGAAACACCTGCTGATGGTCAGTGGATATGGTCTTTAACTACAACATCATTAAATACTGGAAATGTAGCAGGACCTGGATGGTTTTATGAATATGGTAATCCTGCTTTTTGGAATAATGATGCTGGGGATGATTGGGGAGATTTTGGTGAAACTTGTATATGGTCATTTTGTTTTGATATTACAGTAGTTAATTCATGTAACCCTTTAGATCTAACAATAGTAGTTACTGCAGGAGGAGATGGCAATTGGGGAAGTTTTACGAATGTTTCTTGCACACCAAACCCTTTTAACATATATAATGGAAATATAAACCCAAACCCCCTACCACCATTGGGACCAATAAATCACAATTAAATAAAAGCTATGAAAAAAATTCTCTCATTATTTTTCTTTTTAATAACATTTTTAAGTTATTCTCAATTAACAACAATAAACCCTGATACAGTATGTTATCAAACATCAGGTTCAATTTATCAAGTATCAAATGCACCTGGTTATGTTTATAACTGGACAATTTTAGCTCCTGGAGTTATTACAGCAGGTCAAGGAACAAATCAAATAACAGTAGACTGGTCAGCAGCTAATCCAGGATTAATCGTAGGAGCAGTGACTGTAGACGCAACAAATGCTAATGGATGTTTAAGTGCACCAAGCGTATTAGATGTGTTTATTTATGATGTTACTCCAACAATAAATACATTAGGACCATTTTGTGAAACAGATCCTTGTGTGCCTTTAGTAGCTAATCCACCTGGAGGTATATTTAGTGGAACTGGAGTAGTTGGTGGTGATTTTTGCCCTAACGTAGCAGGAGCAGGAGGACATACTATAACATATACCTATACGAATGGAGGATGTACATTTGTTTCTACAATAAATGTAGGTGTTAGTACACAACCAGTATTATCTCCAATACAACATAACTAATGAAAAAATTACTCTACATATTATTACTTTTATCAAGTTGGTCTTATTCTCAACAAGAGATAGAACTGTGTGGAGGTGAAAAAGAATTTAATTATTGGGCTCCTTATACAGGAGTTGGAACAACAGAATGGACTTTAACAGGTAATGGAGTAAATGATTTTTATACGGGTAATGAAATTTCAATTACATGGTCTGATTCAGGTACATACGTGTTATCTGCTATAAGATACGATGGATCCTGCCCTAGTAATGAAGTTACATATACTATCACAATTAAACAATGTGATAATTTAGTTTATTGGATACCTAACACATTTACACCAGATGGTGATTCAGATAATGAAGAATGGGGTCCTGTATTTACTGCAGGATACGATGAAAATTCTTTTTCATTAATAGTATTAAATAGATGGGGAGGAATCATATGGGAATCTAAAAATCCTAATGCTAAATGGGATGGAACTTATGGTAATAAACCATGTCAAGAAGGTGTTTATACTTGGGTAATGAAATTTAGTTTAACAGATAGTCCTAAAAAAATTAAAAAACAAGGACACGTTACTCTTATTAGATAGTAATATATTTATAACATATACTATAAAAATGAAACTAAACCAATTAAGATCCATTATTAAAGAAGAATTAAAAAATTCTTTAAATGAATATCAAGATAAATTTAAAATGGTTGGTACATTAGTTACTAATATTAATGACAGAAACCAACAAGAAATTTTATCTGATATTAGGTCTGTTACTGGAGTAACAGTTGTAGGATCAGAAGAACCTATGGCTTATGCTGATCAAGATAAATCTCAATTTAAGTCTATATTAACTGTAAAAGTTGATGGTCATCCTTGGATATTAAAAGGTGGTTTTTCTAGAGAAAAAATGTCAAGTATTATAAAAGATATAAAAAAAATTCAAGGAGTTAAAGCATTTAATGT